TAAGCGAGACCGGAGTTCGCATTCGAGTTGTTGCCAGACCGAAGAACACAGCGGCCTCTACTGCCGCTCATCCAAAAACCGGCAGCATAATGGGTCACATACATGCTTGTGTCTGTCTTGTGAACTCGACTCGGAAGGACATCACATTTCGCTCCATGTACGATACGCACAACACAATTCCCGTTGGATGATTCAACCGTTTTGACTGTGCGCTCCGTTTTTGTAACAGGGTCGTAAATATGAGCGGTGTAATCAATCGGATATGAACTGTCATTCTCCGTACATTTGGCTTTATAAAAATCTTCATAAGTCGGGACATTGAACGCAATGTAGTCCATCCATTCGGAATCACAGCCTACATAGTGCTTCAATCCCAAAATGGAGTTAAGGTTATTCCCTACATTATAGGAATCTCCCATACCAACGCTATCTTGCTTGTTCAGGATAGCATCATGCACACCGTTTCCGACTACTGACTGCTCATTGGTCGTTCCGTTCAACGCCCACCACAAGTTACTGACTTCTTTGTGCTGTTCGTAGTCCTGCAACTGGTAGCCCGGTCCTCTCATGCGGCAGATGTTCTGAAAGTCCTTGGCGGTGTAGTTCAATGTGCCGATTGGCATTTCAAGTGGGTTGCCCTCACTATCATACTTCCATTCGTTTGAGGTTACGGATGTTCCGTTGCCTTTCTTTGAACGTACATCGCCGGACAGGCTTCTCGGCATCTTCAAGCCGTCTATGGTGATTGGATAGACACCGATAAGGCTGTCATTGTCGCCTACGGTATGTTCTGTCCATTCAGGTTCTATGGCTTCTATGTTGTCGCTGTCCACGGTCAGGCACTCTATATCTCCGATGTCACGGAAAGAAGTGAAGTAAAACCACTTTGCACCGCTCGGCACATCACAGAAGATGTAATCGCCAATGGAGAAGTCAAAGTAAGTGTGGCTGACAGACATGATGAATATGCTTATTGCCCGATTGTTCTCATCCGTGAAGACACCTCCGAGACGTGCATGATTCAATCCCGGCCATCTTACCTGCTTCATGCCTTTCACATCCATCCTGTAACTGTTGGTGTTGGATGCGGTGGCTATCACATCCTCGCTCAGAATTTCACCGACAACGGCATCGCTCGCATAGACACCGGTATTTTCCCGGTATAGCAGTTCTGACAGCTTCGCCTTTTTGCTATGCAACGCAGTTGAAAGCGGTTCGGATTCTGTAACGGACGGAATGTAATATTTCGTCTGGTTCTTGTAGTCGTTCACTCCCTTGTACCAATGATGAGGGGCGTGCCAAAATATGTCAAAGCCCTCTCCAGCGGAATCGGACACATCAAAGCTGCTTCCGTCTTTCAGGTAGTTGAAATCCGTATCGCTTACCTGTACGCCCTCCATTTGGTTCTTCTTGGTGTTGTAAGAACATTTATAGGCATGGCATCCTTTCTGTATGGCAAGCATATGTCCGCTCGGAATGTAGGTATTCCCGTAATCCGCCCCGGTCTTGTTTTCCGGATTGCTGTACCTTTCACAAGAATCACTCTCCACTACATCGCTGATTTTTACAATGGAGAATTGCGAGTTGTGAAGTTCAAGTTGGGGAAAATAGGCGGCAAACGATTTTATTTCGTCTGTTTCCACGAGTTCGCTCAAAATCCAACGCCCGGTAATACCGCTGCACTGCTCCTTTTCATCGTAGGCGTTTCCGTTTGCATCAAGTCCGATTGCACCGCTTTCCTTGATGGAACGCAACAGTCTGACGCTGGCGGTTGCATTCACATTGGGAATGCGGACGGTCTTGAGCGCACTCGCATTGACTATTTGTTCCAACAAGGTCATGGCATCCACATACGGACACTCATTGACAAATATCTTTGCTACCTTGGCTACGCCGCCGAGTGTCAGTCCGCCGGGATAGGTAAGGTTGGGCAGGTTGTTCAGCACGAGTTCCGTTATTGTTTCCGGAAGCGTCAGTTTGTCTATTGGCGATGTTTCGGCAAGTGTGATGGCAGAAAGTCCCGTGTTGTCAGCATATACGGATGCCAGACGCGGACACTCCGATGCATTGACGGTCTGCACTTCCGTGTTGCGCATATCGAGAATGCGCAAGAACGGCATATCTCCCAAATCAAGGTTGGTCATATAACCTGTGTTGCCGGGCGACATTGTCCAGTTACCATGCGATTCTCCGCCCACATACAATTCCTGCAGCAACGACATCTTGGGTAATGTGTTTCCAAATTGGGGGTCGATACTGATTTCACTCAAATCAAGCATACTCATGCGGTCTGCCTGATAGATGTATAGCATGATGTTCTCCCCGTGTTGAAAGTTGGTGAAAACGCCTTCTTCTCCGGCTTTCAGGTAAATGCCTTCCGTGATATTTCCGCTGTCGTTACCAATGCCGAAATATCCGCTCTTTGCTGCCTTGAAACGGATGACGGCACCGTCCTTTGCACCGATACGTCCGCCGATATAACCACTTTCCGCCTTGAAGTCGCCGCAGCGGTAATAACCGTCACGGATGCGCCAACGCTGTTCAATGAATGCCGGTAGTGAGGTCAGCCCCAATCCTTGTAGAGCATAGAAATAAAGGTCGCTGTACCCCGTATAGTTGATGTACTTGCGTTCTCCGTCATAGCTTGATACCACTTTCTGCCATCTCTTCAGGCGTTCTGTCACGAAATAGTGCATAGCCCCTTTGGGCGAGAAAGGACCTGCGCCTATGCCGAGCGTGTCTGGCAGGGAGCGCATGGTATCTGCTATGGCCGACAAGGTAATGGTATTGCCGCTTTGGTCAACTTCCATTGTCTGCTGTCCTCTTATATCGTTCCATAGCACAGAACCTCGTCCTGCGTATGCGCTGTTTGTCAAATCACCGGGGTCAACTTCTGCGTCAATGGTCTGTCCACCGTCATTGTCCTTTCCGTTGCAGGTGTCGCAGTCATATACCTTGTTGCAGTACATTCGTCTTGCCTCCATGCCGTTTGCTCCGCTATATATACCGTCTTTCACGCTGCATCCGTCCTCCAAGAAGAACATGGGCTGCATATTCTTCGCCTGTTGGTCAACGGCGGCAAGGTAGTCGGTAAACAGGTAGTACGATACCAACGAATAAGGACTGATGTATTTCCACATCTTCGTCTTCCATATCTCCTGCCATTTTCCTGCAAGTTCTTCCTTGGCATAGTCGCAGCTGTCGCAGAATTTCAGCACCTGATACAGGTCGAACGGCACTTTCCGTCCCATGGCCAAATCTATCTGCAACTGGTCATCGTCAATCATACACTCGAAGTAACGTGTCCACATCGGGTAGGTTTCCTGTCCGAGTTTCAGTTTGGTGACCCAAGAGGCTTCGGCGGTGGTCGGCTCCATCATGTCGGCAATGCTTCCCACTCCCTGCCACCAGTTCATGGCATCATAGGTCAGAAGTTCGTAGCCGCTCACGGGGTTAAGTACTTTCCCGGTAATCTGCCATTTGCCGCCAACCTGTTTCATTTCTCCGGTTTGTGCAGTCCATTCACCTCTCTCATATGCCATAAAGCGATAATCCTGTCCGCAATACAATGATAAAAGATATAGTTTATCCTTATTTGTTGTTCCATCATTCTTGAAACGAGTTTCTATCTGGTCAAGATTCTCTTCTTCTTTACCAAAGTATTCTACAAAGTCTCCATAATTGATGCAACCTTTATTGTATCCGGGAGTATCTTTAAAACCAAGCGCAACCTGCTCGCCTTTGTCTTCTTTCCAGTTTCCTTTGGCGTGAAACCATACATCGGTAAGGCTTTCTTGTGTCGCACGGAATGCGGCAATGGGATGATTGGCTGTCGAATGGTTCATCTGCAATCCTTTCAACGAGACATCGCTTTTTGTCCAAGTGCCGTCAAATGCACGCTGTGCCGGAGTAAGGTAATCACTTCCAAGAGCACGGAAAGTGGCATTCATCAGGTCGCATACACCGCAGTCGTTTGCCCCGGAACTGTCAGAATAGTCCACCTTTACTGTGATAATCTTCACAGGAATAGTATTTTCTCCTACACGCACATAGCCTATTTTCATAAGTTCGTATGAAATTCGGGCATCTTCGTTGTCATAGTCCGGGTAGATAGGTGTAACTTCCCAACCTTCATTTTTCTGAAGATAGAAGCGGTCGTTCTTGATAGGTCGCTTTGCCGATGTTGTTCCCTGTCTTCTCCATTGTACATTGATTGCCTTGAAACTTCTCCATGGTCGTTTCGGGTCATAGTAGAATAGTGTACATTTGAATTTCTTGCTCGTATCTATGTCACCGTCAAATGTGTCAAAGGTCTGCTGGTCTGCCACCACTACATAATAAGGCATTCCCTTGGCAGAAAGGGCTTCTATGGTGGGGCGGTTTTGCGTGTCAAGCACGTTCTCTTTCTCGTATTCCACAACCATGGCAGTGGTGTCTGTCAGTTTGCACAAGTAGTTTTGGAACGCCTGTGCCCATTCATAATGACTCTCGTAGGCAAGCATATAGTACAGGTATAGGTCTCCTTCCGTACCGTTGAACGTAACGGTTCTGTTGTTAAGGATTGCACCACTGTCACTGATATAACCGATACAGCCCACTTCTTCTCCGTTCAAATACAACTTCATGCAGGAGTAATTGCTTCCACCCCGTGATACATAAATGGTGGACGGTTCGACAACTACTGCCATCGTGATTTTCTCGCCAGAGCGAAAGCTGCGCTCAACTAAGGCAGGCTGTCCTGTTTTACAGTAGATAGCAGCTTTGTTGCCGCATACATAGAAACCTGCACCGCTATCAGCATCATAGCACTCTATGAGTTTTGAATCTGCTTCCTTGATGTTCTTGGTGGCAAATGCGAATTGGACGGCACAACCTGTAGTCCGTTCGGTGGCAGAGTTCCCGAAAGGGTAGTAATCCAATATCTCCGCTTTCACATTCTCTGCTATGCGAAGGCATCGTTCGCCCAAGTAGTCCACGAATCCGTTGCTTGACCAGTTTGCGCCCCTTACATCCATAGTTATGCCGTTGTTTTCTATGGTATGGTCGCTCTCGCTGTTGCTGCGCGCGGAAAAATCATATCCGAACAAAGCTCCGTCCTTGATGGCCATGTCAATGGCACTCCCTTTTACAATTACCTTGATTTCATTGGTGGACACATTTCCGCTCTTGGCATGTACGGTAATGCTCTGGCTTCCGTCCGTGCTGTATCCGCTTATCTGCTTGTTCACGGTAAGCGTTTCGGCAATCATGGCTTCCACGGATGTCACTTTCTCATCGTCATAGAAGACATCCACGTGCGTTTCCGTTTTACCCGATGTGTATGCTGCGACCTCTATGGTAAGGTTATCATACAGGCGGAGCGTACCGTTGTTGGTGTCGTTGAACCGGATTGCCACGATAGGAGTGGTGTCCTCGGCATCAATACACATGATAGCAGAGTAAATGGTATTGCCCCTTACTCCTGATTTGTTTTCCGTTCCGTAAATGCGTACCGGGTATGCCCCATGTGTCATCCGTTCGCCGCCGCCGAATACATTACTCGGATTGATGGATATGCTCTTGGTGTAACTGTCATTGACTGTTGCCTCTCCCAGTTTCTTCCATTCCCCGTTGTAGAGCATTTCCACTGTGGCACGTATGGATGAGGTGTTGTTTGGGAATTTGTAGAACTGTCCTATATTTTTTGCTGTGCCTCCTACGGTCAATGCGGTGCTGCTTGTGTAGTTGAGCGGCATAGGCTGTTCAACTGTAATATCCACAGCAACAATGGTAATGGCTTTCTTCTTGGTGTTCCCGTCCGCATCGGTAGCCTGAACAAAGAAACTCTTGGATGCGGCACTGCTGAAGTACTCAGTAAAGTCAAGTTCAAACTTGTAGTCCGTTGCACTTGCTGAGCCGGTTTCGTTCATTGCCTCGCTATACAGGGTAAGTCCTGTGCTTGCATCAATGATTGAAACATTACGGATAACGCCAAGCACTTCGTTACCGTCCGGGTAACTGACACTACGCAAAGCTACATTAATTTTTATCTCGGAACCGAACGCCACAATGGGGGCGGCTTCCTCAAAGTAGATGGACAGGGTGCTGTCCTCGCTCGAACCTCCGCCTCCTCCATTTTTCGGAATCTTAAGTACTACATCTTCTATCTGTCCCCCGTTCAGGTTCACGGCTTTGTAGTAGATATATTCCTCATCGCTTTCTTCGTCAAATCCTCCGATTGATTTTTCCTGCATGGCGTATGCGCCTCCTGTGGAAAGGGCATCTTTCCCTCCTTCTTCCGGTTTATCGGATGTTTCCACGTTGCTTCCTCCGCCACCGAATGCTACCCATGGTTTCAAGTCCTCCGGTGTTATGTCGCTCGCTTCACGTGTAAATTGGTAGGTGAGCCACACGGGTGCACCGTTCTTGTCGCTTTCTGCAGTCTTGAACGTAAGGATGATACCGCTTTTAAGATAAACTTCCCCATTCTCCTTTTCAAAGTCTGACACGGCTTTGATGGCTGTTGACAAAGTGTATTCCACATTTCCGCACAGAGCATTTACATTGATTATATCGCCTATGCCCTTGCCACCACCTGCTCCGAAATCGCTCCAGTTGTTTTCTTTAAACCAGTCCGATGTATCAGTCCATTGTTTGGAAACCCATCCGGATTCCGTCAGGAAGGTCAATACCACCCCCGGTATTTGCAATATTGAAGCATATTCGGAGTTGGCACACCGGTCAAGGGCAACGGAAAATGTTATCTCCCTGTCCGCAAGGTCAAACAGTTGGTTGACATTCACAATGCTACGCGCCACGATTTGCTTGTTTTGCGAAAGTATGGTTTTCCTGTTTTCTTCCACCTGCTTGATGTCTTCCTGTAACTTCGCACCTTCATCGCCGGGAAATGCCGTTGAACTTGTATGTCCGAGAGCGAGGTCTGAACCGATGACGGTCAGTTGCGTGCCGCTCCAACGGTAACTCTTTCCATCCTCTTTGCAGAGGAAAACTTTTCCTGAATAAGGAATCCGCCCATTCATGCTTACCGAACCGAAATTGTCGGCATCCAGCCAGTTGTTGTAATAGGTGGGGGCAGAAACGGTTTCCCCTGTATTGGGAGCATACGAGATGACAAAGCAACCGTTGGTCTTGTCATAAACGACATTGCATCCCTCATCGGTGGAACTCTTGTCAAGGCTTGCCGTTTGGGTGGTAATACCGGTAACGATTTCCTGAAACTCAACCGCATCATCCACGTATGCGGGCAGGTGTCGGCTCGGTATCTTGCCCAGTTCGTCCAAAGGGGCAAGCCCGCCGTTTTCCCCCTTTGAGTTCTTGAATGTATTCAGCTGACCGCTGACTTCATTGGCTTTGTCACTTGCTTTTTTTGCTGTGTCTTTGACAGTATTGACTTGTCCTTGCAGTGAGTTGACGCTGTTTCCGAGAGTGGTCAGTTGTGTATCCTGTGCCTTGTCTTTTCCCTCAATGTCGGTCACATCGTCTTGCAACTTGGTAATATCCTCCTGCAATTTTTCAATGGCTTCGTTATACTCTCCGCTGTCAATGGTCGGATTGCCGCCGCTATGCCCGGTCGGCACCCATTCTCCGCCGTCGGCGACATATATCGGTGCAGGAAGAGAAGTTCCGACAAGTGCCCACCAGCCGTCATGCGGAAAAGGATAAGCTGCTTTTAACTTTTCAATGGTAGTGTACAGACCTTTTCCTGCTCCTTTGATATTTTTGGCTTCAAGCCAACCATCTACGACAACATTTCCTTTCAGATGGGTTTTCCCTTGGACAGTGGCATCGCCTCCTATTGCCGTATTGCGACCTACTGATACATCACCATCTATATGCTTTGATTCGTAACTCATATTAATACAGATTTTGCCAATTCGTTCAATGCGGAACTTTTCTCCGCATCACCGAATGTCGTTAATACTAATGCAGCTATGGTATATACCACAGCGTTGTAACATCGTCCGCAAATTTCTATCGCACCGTATTTGTCAATCTTCGGATAAGGTAGATATACGGCACGGCTTACTTTTGCTTCTGTTGTTTTGCATGAATAAAATTCCATCACTCTTCCTTCCGGGCGTATGGATATGGCACAGACAGGGCGTTGGTACGTTCCCCTGATACCTTTGAATCGGGAAGATTGTCTTGCATATTCCGGGTCATCGGTATTTATGGGATAAAATACTGCACGTTTCCAGTCATCCATTTGGAAAACGACAAAACGCATGAAATCCTCCGGAAGCAGTATCCATCCGCTTTCATGCTCTTTCCAAAATATAGCATCACCGAAGTTGTGTCCGCCGTCAAGCAGATAGGGAGGTGCGGAACTGTGTACACGCTTCACGGCTTCCACAATCTTGGACTTGATGATGTCGTTGAGTGCAAGCGTGTCCACATCACCGATTGCTGCCAATGTGTCACTTACCATGTTTTGGTCAAGTGCGATACGGACATCTTTCGCTATGTCGTCAAGTTGATAGACTGTCATACTCTTTTATCCGGTTATGACAATCCCTCAAACTCAATTCCGTTTGCGGCTGCCTGTTCAGTAATTGCTTTCATGCTGCGCATGGCTGTTCGGCTGATGCCGAATGTATCGGCAAGATAATCTTTTGCTGCGGACAGGTCGCTCACTTTCACTTTTTTCAGGGTTGGGTCATTTCCATCTGTGGTTTCTCCGTCCTGACTGTCTTCTCCTGTTACTTGGTTATCGACAGTTGGAATTTCTTTATCTTGCAGATTTTCTTCTGTTTTTGCATTTATCTTTTCACTTTCATCCTGCATACTGTGTAGCCGGAACAACTTTCCAAAATTGTAATGTTTTTCGATGGCACGCATTATGTCCTCGTTGTCTGTTGTAAACAGGCTGCTACCGTTAGACAGAGGTGTGAACGAAATATGCAGGTTCTTCTTACTTGGAAGCACTACGTTGATACTCACGTTGGTGTTCGCTTTATAGGTTTTAATCATATACTTGTAAATTAAAAAGGGATGGGACTCCTTATCCCATCCCCGGTTATTGATTTCTTTTTGTGGATTATTAAGGCTCTTCAACAGGAGCTTTGGCAAGACGCATTCTTGCATGTGCTTTTGCATAGCGCAAGTACAAGCAGCTTACTTCTTGGATTACTACCGCATCGGTACGGCGGATACCGGCTTTCTGCAAGTCAAGTACGTTTCTTGCCCAAGAGATATGTGTTTTCTTCGACAGGTATTCCGGGTCCATTGCAAAGCCGCAGTCGCTCATGCCATTCACGTCAAATAGTTCGTGATGAATGGTCAGTACCTCTCCGAAATCGGTATCCCAAGATTTGAATTTCAAATTCCAAACCTCAACAGTGTCTTTCAGGCGGAACTTCTCACTCTTGATTTTCGAGAATGCAGACAGCATATCGCTACCGCAGAAAAGGATTTTGCGTTTGTTGCCGATACCTGTACCCACAAAGAGGTCTTTGGTAATATCCACAAGGTTTTCATCGGTAATGACGGCGCACTGCTTGTCCGCATTCCATTCGCCCACTTCGATGTCTTTGCCAGCCATCCACCATATGCCGCCTGTAAACCAAGTGTTCATACCGTCCTTGGCAATATGCTTGATGACATTCTTGACACCGAACAGATAGGTATTCTCCATGGCGAGGCGCATATCATATACACCGTCCTCCTCAATGTCCGAGAAATTCCAGTTCACTTCCTTGGCGGCAATCTTGTCAAAGGTGGACTGCTCTACCTGAATCATGAAGTTCTGACAATACTGGGTTTCAGGCATCGGGATATTGTTGAAGCGTCCTGTCTGTACATCCAACTCACCACAAGCCTTACCCATACGAACAAGTGTTGTTCCTGAAGGAATCTCCGGTACAAGGATTGGTTGTTTACTCGAACTGTCCATGTCACCGTTAACAGCATACACGGTTGGTAAGTTTGTTGAGCTATCTTTACCGCATACACATAATACAAGGTCGGGAACATTGCTGTCTTCCAGCCCATATTTTGTTCCATCCGGCTTCGTAATGGCTTTCACACCTACTACTCGAATGGTATCATCCAGAGTAAACATGTTCAGGTCATCTACCGGAAGGGAGGTGCTGGCTCCGTTCAGCATCTTTTCTACTTTCTTGTTGGTACTGCACTTGATTTCTCTTGTGCCTACGCTGTAATACTTAACTTCGAAAGAGTTTGTACTACTTGATTTTGCATAACGGCTGATTTGGTCGATAGGAGTTGCCATCGGACGTATCTTCACGATACGTTTGTCCACATCGCTCAAATAAAAATTTGAGTCACCATCCGTTCTGCCTGCGGTTTCCGTTGCGATACCGTCTGTTCCGCCCGTACCGTCAGCTCCGGCTGTTGTTTTACCTGCATCAGGGAGTTCGGAGGCGTTGGCCATGAACACACCGCTTGATGCGCCTGTCACAAATGCCAATACCATCAGCATGATGCGACACAGAAAACTTGTTGCTTTCTTCATTGCTCTTTTAATTTTTGAAAAGTGAATAAATAGAATTGATTTTACTTGTTTGTCCTGCGTTTTTCTCCGCCACGTTCCCAAATGTTCTGAGTTCCGTAGTTTTGGTCAATGACACCCAAATCTGGCATTTCTCGTGAGCCGCCTTTGCCTCCGCCGTTCTTGCTGCCGAGGTTGGCTGTACCGTCATTCTTGCTGCCCTTGCGCAACTTTTCTTCAATCTTGGTGTTGCGGCCTCTTACTTCGCCTTCTCGGTCTGCCTGTTCCACATCGCTGTCATGCCGGATGGCTTTGAGTGCCATTGCCACGCTCTCACGTGTGAACTTGCCCATGATTCCGTCACGCACAATGCCGACAAGGAAATCCATTGCACTGTCAATGTCCTCATCAGATAGTCCTTCATCTTGCTGCATGGTTTCAAGGGTGGTCAAAGTCTCGTTGAGGTTCTTCTGATACTCTCCCTCGTACTCTTTCTCTTGGGCGATGCGTTCTGCAAACTCCTTATTGGCGGCTGCAAGTGCCTCCTGCTTTTCGGGGTCTTCAAGTGCGGCCTTGAAATCATCCCCGAATTTACGCACCATACCGATGATAGGGTCTTCGCCCTTTCTCCAGTCGGTAAGAAAAGCGGCACTGCGCGGGTTGCTTGCAAATAAGTCCGAGAGAGCTTTTTCTCGCTCACGGTATCCAGACAATTCGTTGTCGTAACTGTCGTAATCGTCATTGGTTTGACCAAATAACGCTTCATCATCGGCAAACTCCTTGTCGGGATACTTTGTTTTCAACCGTTCCATGTATCTGTCCCGGTTGCTTTTAACTTCCGTATTCTTAGGCATATACTGTAAATAATTAATGTTGTCTGAAACTTTGAAGCAAAAATAAGCTAAGATACACGCATTCTATGTTTATCTTTTTACGCTCCAATAGGTAACTTTGGTACACGGTTAAAGCTGTAATTTGTTGTAGGAATGAAACATAAAGGGGCATTGATGGAGTACTTTCAAGAACGTTCAGACGACTTGATGAGGGCGTACGATGAATATATTGAATCGTGCGACTACATCCGTATGCCTGATGTGTACAACAACATTGTCAATATGCCTTCACGCCGTTTTTGGGTAAGCGATATTCGGGCAGCTCTTGTGGTATCAGCGATGATGAAGGGCAAGGCGCATTTGGAGAAGATGTGTCCGTCCAAACGTGAAATGTACGAAGAAATCTATAGCCGTGTCATGGTAATGTACACCGATTATCCCGATAAGACTATTTCTGAACTATGTTCTATGGTTGTCATGCAGCCCGCCCCTAAATTCTACCTCACGCCTGGTAGTGCAAAGATTATGGTTTGTAAAGCAAGGAAAGAATGGGTAAGACGAAAACAACAAAGGCTGTTTCGCTTTTAATTTCAATCATTGTATGCTGCTTGGCTTTGCAGGATATTCAAGATTGGTCAGAAGTCGGTATCTTCAAAGATTGCGGACCGGGGTGTCGTATGTCATATCCATTTTATCATGTGAATATAATTCACGCCGCACTTAATGCGTGGTGTCTGCTTTCGGTCGTATTCATATACAATGTGTCATTATGGCGCTTGGTATTCGCATACATTTCCGCCGTATCTGTTCCAGTACTCTGTCTATCCAATATTCCTACGGTTGGACTTTCAGGGTTAGTATTTGTACTGTTCGGTTCCGTTTCTTTCGAGGTAGAAAGAAAGGTCTATTATCAATTATGGATGGTTGTCTATCTCGTCATCGGTTTTCTTTTTCCCGGCACCAATGCGTGGGTACACTTGTACTGCTATCTCGTAGGGTGTTTGGCGGCATTGTTGAACAAACCTGTAAAAATCGGTTAATATGCAGGAGGAAATCAGACTTATCATCGAAGAAAACAACCGCCGAAACGCAGAGGTGTATGCACGCTTTGACCCAATTGGCGGTTTCGGTTCGGTTGGGGAACGTGTAAAGGTCTGTATAGAGGACTTCCCGATACGCACCCAATACCTGCCTGTCGAAATGATGGATGTACCGCTTGTTCGGCAACTTGTCGAATGTGGCTCTGTCAAGGCATTCTTGCAGGAACTTGGAAATGCTAAAGAGGAAGATTATGAAAGCGACCGGCTCAAAGTAATAAGCCAGTTTGTGCGCATACGTAACAAATATGACTTCCCATTTTGGGCGGCAACATTCGTCTATATCAAGAACAAGGGGGGCGGCGAAGATGTGTTATTTCGCCTTACTCGACCGCAACGCCGTTTCGTTGAAAGGTTGGAACGATTGCGAAAAGCAGGTAAGCCTATACGCCTTGTCTTGCTGAAAGCACGGCAATGGGGAGGTTCTACCACCTCGCAAATATATATGGCATGGTTACAGTTGGTTCATAAAGTAGGACTGAACTCACTTATCATCGCCCATCAAGGTGCTGGTTCGGATGAAATCAAGGATATGTTCGACCGTATGATAAAGAACTATCCGGTGGATATGCTGCACAAACTGGGTGAAACATACAGCGAGAATGAGCCTAAAATGGTCGGGGTCGGTAAGTCGGGCAGTATTCATCGTGTACCGCAACGCAACTGTAAGATTAAGATTGGTACTGCCGAACGACCTGACTCCTGCCGTGGTGGAGACTACAACCTTGTGCATCTGTCCGAGGTCGGACTATGGAAAGCGACAGATGGGAAGAAGCCCGAAGACATTGTGCGCTCTGCCTGTTCGGGAGTGCTGCTGCGTCCATATACAATGATTGTATATGAAAGTACAGCTAATGGTACAGGTAATTTCTTTCAAAAAGAGTATGACGATGCTAAGAACGGAAAATCCCAGTTCGAGGCAATGTTCGTGTCGTGGTTTGACATAGAACAGTATTCGTTGCCTCTTGACGATGTGGAAGCTTTTGCACAAATGCTGTATGCAAACCGTGAGAATGACGGCATACCTTCATCCCGTGAGGAAAACGGCAAATATCTGTGGTGGCTGTGGGAGAAGGGCGCAACGCTTGAAGCTATCAATTGGTACATACAGGAACGTGCCAAATATACCGAACACGGATTGATGGCGGCAGAGTTTCCTTCCGATGATGTTGAGGCGTTCGTTCATTCCGGCGCACGTGTGTTCGACAAATACAAGGTCGAGAAACTTAAAGCATCATGCAAGCCTCCACGATATGTAGGAGAAGTATATGCCGATGGTGATGAGGGGAAGAAAGCATTGCAAAACCTCCGTTTTGTTGGTGACAGCCAAGGCTTGCTACATATTTGGGAAATGCCTGAGATTTACGATGACGAAGTGGTAACCGACAGATATTTGACGGTGGTCGATGTCGGTGGGCGTTCCAATAAGGCTGACTGGTCTGTCATTGTCGTGTTCGACCGTCTCTTCATGACTGACGGAGGAAAACCCACCGTTGTGGCGCAATGGTACGGACATATAGATATTGACCTTTTGGCGTGGAAAGCGGCACAGATAGCGGCTTTCTATGACAATTCCATGCTTGTGATTGAGAGCAACACACTTGAAACACATGACAAGGAAAGGCAGGTGGACGGAGACCAATCCCAATTCATTCTCAATCAGATTAAGGATGTTTATCCCAACCTGTACGCACGCAAGCAGTCGGAGGAGGCTATTCGGGAGGGATTGCCAGTGAACTACGGTTTCCACACCAATATAGCCACAAAGCCGATGGTAATCTCAACCCTTGTGAAAGTCATCCGTGAGAGCCTGTATGTTGAGCGTGATGCCCGTTGTCTGGACGAATATCTGTGTTATGAGAAGAAACCGAACGGGGCGTTCGGGGCGATTATCGGTAAACACGATGACTTGTTGATGACCCGTGCCATTGGTCTGCACATCTGTTTCTTTGAAATGGATATGCCTAAATTCGTACCTCGTGTGGGAAGATATATCAGCAGGAAGAAAAAAGCGGTATCTGCCGCAACAATATAGTTTAACAATTTAACAATAGGAAAGATGAACATCTTTAAGAAAATCCGTGCTTCACTCCGTTTGCGTGAGGCAGTAAGACAAGCCGACAAGGCACATCGTGAGAATGGACAACGCTACTATGTAATGCCGACAAGTGGCGTGAGTGGACAACTTGTAATTATGGATAGGAACAATTTCCGTAAACTCAAGCAGAAGCACTATATCAACCATAATACATTCGTCAGAGACCTCGAATTTGAGTGTTTCTATTGCACTCCGTACAATAACGGTGCAGGTAAATTATCTTCGGCTGCAATGGCGAAAAAACGTAATCAGTATTACTCATGGTTGGAAGCAATCGGCAAATCAAGAAAAAATGGGAAAGTACGGAAATATTGACGGTATAGCAACACTTACCAACGACCCGCTCGCACTTGACAATATCAATAAGTTTAAAGTCGGGGACCGGGTGATGTGCAACGATAATGGTGTCATTGGTACGGTCAAGGAATTGGATATTCCGAACGAAGCCTGTATTGTTGATTTCGACAATGGAGAGGAAGATGTCTGGATAGAGAAATTCCAACTGTCCAAAGAATAATAAATAGACATGAGGGTGTATCAAATTGAATATATTTGGTACACCCTCATTCTTTATCCGCTAAGCATGGGCTAATTTGATTCTTTTCTCGTTGCCTCTTGACCAAATGTCATCTTCGCTTTGTCCATATGTCGCAAGCTGTTCTATTTCTTTCTTTTGTTGTTCCTGCCAAGGCTCAAACTCTATAATATCTCTCATAAGCCATGAATCCCACCGTCCTCTGAAACAGATACCCCGGTCATCAAGGTACACATCGGCTATGATTTTTCCGCTTGTATGTTCCGGTTGATTCGGGTTTTCGTTTATATGGTCGTATGAAATATTGTTTTCTGCCAACCACTTTTCCAATTTTTCAGTTTTCTTGCGTGTCGTGAAGATGATGATAGTCCATCCGTTTTTCTTTAGGGTGGCTGTACCTGTATCTGCGTTCGGTATCATCTGCCCAAACACATCCTCGCCTTGCCAACCTTTACTGTAGTCATGAATGACACCGTCAAAGTCTATACAAATAGTTTTCTGTTCCATGATGTCGTTAAATTAAAATTATTGCCTTATTGCATTATTCAGTTTGTTCACGGCCTGCATGTTCGCACCTTGTTGCGCTTGCGCCATCAGTTCGGGAGAAAGACCGTCAGGCATTTTACCCTGTTCCAATTGCTCTTTCTGCGACTTGATGCTCTGTAATAGTTCATCGGCAAACGGGAAGTCGCCATGTTCAAGTAGTTGTTCCACGCTGATAGCTTGTGCTTGCCACAACTGCATGAGTATGTCGTTGGCAAGATGCCTGTATGCAGGGGTAGTTGTACTTTCTGTGATGCTCAAGTCAAACTCCACGTCTCGTATCTTTTTCGGGTCGTATTCAATTTGCGCACCGCTCCGTCCGGCAATGTTGAACACGCGCTTACTGTCATAGAACTGCTGTATATTTTTTACATCCTTGTATGCACCATCTACCACAAAACCGCTGAAACATTCCAACAGGTCAAGCAAAGTGGTAGTGGCATTCTGCGTCTGTTGTTGGAAATGGGCGGCACTTTCACCCGAAAACCCAGGCTTGCCTTGTAATGCTCCTGTTACACCTGAAATGTCTTCAAAGAACTTCAATTGAATATTCAGCAGTTCAGCAATGCCGATGTTGGTCGAATTGTTGGCCACTTGTTCCGGCACACGTCCGCTCTTGCTCGGTCTATAGACAATCACACCGTTGAACTCAGCCCAGCTTTCCGCAATGTCGTCAATGCTCACTCCGTCCGGCAGACAATCATCGGGCATCATCAGTACCCCTTTGGCACTCGCACGCATTATCCAGTCATAGAGGGTTATCAGTCGGTTGGTATATCGTTGTTGGTCGATGACATCGGCCACGAACGAATGGATTTCACCGTCAATGAACGGATAAGCCTTGAATACGTATGGGTGGCTGTCATGTTCGTATGGCGTTTCTCCCTCTTTCAGAATATCTCCGAATGGCGACAGATAGTAGAAATACCAATAGTCGTCAATAAACCACGTGGCTTTAACGAGCGGTACTTCTTCTTCGGGCATACCGACTGACTTTGCCATTTCGATGCGTTCATCATTGACGGCGACCACACACTTTTGGTAATCCTCCACGTCAATCTTGAAGATGTCCCCGTTTTGGTAGTCATGGCACCGGTATCTTGGCTTTTGCTCCTTGCGCCACACCTCGATAACTCTGCATCGTCCCGGCTCACTCGTAAACAGAAAATCGTAGTTTTCCAAACGACTGTAGCCGAAACGCTCTGCATACGAGGCGATGTATTCTTTCTTTGCCGCCCACTTGTAGATGTCCCTAAGTCTGCGGTAATCTTCGGGTGAAGAGGCAAACTGTTCGCAAAGCTGTCCGAATGAAATGTCGTGTATCTCGCCAAGAACCGACACATCCCACCCTCGAAAATCTCTCATATTATTATCTATGAAGAAATTGTTTGGCTGTACATAGTCCGTCCAACAATCTTCTTTTCCGTTACGCCAACCGTATGATTTGCGATGTACAATGAATCCGCTGATAAGAAACTCCTCCATTGTCCGGGCATATACCTCCGTCATCCGGTTCAGTTGCATATTGCATTGCAGAATTGTACTCATCGTTTCGCCCAATTTCTGCTCGTCTCGGTCACGTGCTGTACAGGTCGGTTCTTTGCTCTGGCTTCGATACACGCCGAGTACGCTTTTTACCAATCTGCGGATAAGGTTGTTCTTCAATGGCACATTGCCCTGCCTTTTGATATACTCTTCTTCCGTCATGGTCTCACCGTCCACACATATTTTGTCATCCCACTGAAAACCGTAGGTATATCGCTTGTTGCGCTCTCTGTCCTTTCGGAAATCCTCCATCTGATTCCAATAGTGCTGTGCCTCCATCAATATATCAAACGCCCTGCGGTCGCCCGACTGCCGTGAAGACATTACTACGGTATCCATTTCCTCCGTATCACGTTTGGGTGCGACACGGCTCATGAACAGCAGTCTTTTATTTCCATTTTTTGTATTATGCATAATCGTTGAATATTATCAGAATGCTTAGGATAGACACAAAGGTACTATCCAAAGCATTCCTTTCAAGTATAACTATTTACGTTTACGGGTGAGGTTTATTTCATCTATCATTTCTTTTTTGACTTCGTTCAACTCGGCTTCGATGTCCTTGCGTTCCTCGTCACTGATTGCTTCTTTCAATTCATTGTAGAGGTCGTCAATGTCTTCACGATAATCCTCGAAAATTTCGTAACGCTCGTATTCGGGTGAGTTGTAGAGGAAATCAATTTTTTCCGCATAGTCAAATATGCCGTTGTCGGTATCTTCCTCATAGTGCTTCAACCGGGATTTCAATCGGTCATGTTCCTCTTTCAACCGGAAATACTCATTGTTCACAGCCCTGTATTCGGTTCGTTCGTCCCCGGCTTTCACAAGTCGGTTTACCAACAGGATGCTGCGAGGGTCATACTCTCGGTCTCCTGCAATGGTTTCTGCAGTCTTGCTCAACTTGTCGATTGTTCCGAACACACCTCCGAAATAACCGTTCAACATATATTCTATCTTTGCCGGGTTAAGGTCGATTGCTCCTTTTGTGTATGGGTCTCCGCCTGTTGCTTCGTTCATTACATTTGCAAGCCCAACAATGTATTTGTTGGCACTCTTGTATGCTTTTGTCCATTCGGGCATATCCTTATTCCAAGGTGTGTTCTTATACAAAGGCATACCTGTCCAACTCTTTTCCGCTACGTAGGCTTCCCACAAAGGTTTGTAGGCACTCGGCACAAAGGCGTTCAGTCCTCCACCGCCCTCCAAGAAATCAATCGGCAATATCTGTGTCGCCTGTCCTGCAATGGATTCTGCTATTTCTCCGCCTGTAAGATGTTCCTTCCCGTTAAGGGCAGAAATCATCAGTTCTCCCATACCGTAAACAGCCCTGTATTCTACCGGAAGAGGAATGGATACCCAACTATTTCCTGCCCTGAAAAGAATATTGCTGCGCCTTACATATTCGGGAAGATTGTAGTATGCGTTCTTGTCATCATCGTCATCATCATCGCCACCTAAGTAGGCCACAATGGCACCAAGAAGGAATATCGCTGCAATACCTGTAAAAGCTTTGGCAGGGTGGCGTTTCATCTGCCGTCCGAAGTTTGCCGTACCTTGAATGGCGGCATTCCAAAAGACATAGCCGCTACGACCAAGTCCCGATACCAATGCACTGGCATTACCAGTCTTTGTCTGCCCTGTACTGTCATAGAATTTTGCTCCGCTGCCTTTCTTGTTGAAGTTTACGCTTATCTCCTTTGCATCATAGATGGCTCTGTCTATGCTTCTGCCCATTTCACGTGATGTCATGAAAGCGGCAAAACGGGCGCTGTTCTCGACTGCCCGGTTGTATTCATCAAAGCGTTCACCCAACAAGTCCCATGCTTTTTTTACAGGAATCTTGCCGTTCGATTTTTTCAGTTCCCTGCGTATGTCGTTTTTATGCTGTTCAATGTCCCGGATATTGGCATAGCCTGTTTCTCCTCCGTTCATCATGAACTGATGAAACATCGCTTCCGTCTTGTTACCCATGTCAAGTGTCCCTTTTCGGTGCTTTGCCAAAAGTTGCTTTATCCTTACAGGGTTGGCATACATATAATTTCGATGAAAACGCAGTGCGTAGTTCGGGCTTTCCCTTATCCAAGTCATGGTGTTGGTGTATAGCATATCTCGCATGAAGTTCGATACGATGAAGTCCGGGTTGCGTGTGGTATAGAACGCACTCAACTGTCGGTTGATGTTTTCTCCGGCACGGAGAATAGCCCCGATTGCTCCCGACATATCGTTATCGGGATTTGTCTGTCCGTTCAATGCCTGTGCCGCACGAGGATTGCCGTTTATGGTAATCACATAATCCCTGCCGCCACGTTTCACTACAATTTGGTGCTGCCTCATATCCCGGCTTTCCACAATACGATAAGGAATATTCACGGTATCCTTGCCGTGCTTGTACCGGTCAGGATATTGCTGCGCCAATGACTCCATTTTAGTTTCAAAGTCCAGCATCTTCCGGTCCACCACTTCGGGAGTATCTGTACTGTCTATGTTGTCAGGAAACACTGGCTTCCATTCGTTGGCCACCGCATCGTATTCTACCCAAATGTCGCTCACACTGGCAAGGTCGCTCGGATGGTTGAGGGCGAAATTAAGGAAACGCTGTTTTACCAATTTGTTTCGGTTGCCCTGCATGATAGCACCTTCAGCCATTGATTGCAGATTGGCAAACGGGTCATCAGCTTTCGACCTACGTCCTTCCGCTTTCTTGATAGGAGCATTGAATGCACTTTGCTTGTGCGTCAGATATGCGTATGCTTCAGAGCTGGTCTTTTCGTCAAAACCTCGTAACGGAATGTAAAAATCATACATACCTGAAATCTTGTCAAATGTCGATTTGCTCATCATGCCACATTCGTATGACTTTGAAAGTATTGCTTTGCTCACTGCATTGACTTTTTCCCAAAGGTCGGCAGTGTCGTGTGCCTGTTCGTAATCATCAATCATCAGCTGCGCTTCCGCTTCTGCATCAGCGACATTATCCATACCTGTAAGGGCTGTAAGTCCGGCATAGTCGGTTTGGTCTGCATTGGTTGCCCCATTATTGATTGCTTCATTACGCATATATGTATTGCGTTCAAGTCCGTGTTTCGCCATCATGTAATCGGTCAATTCCTCACGCTCTGCCTCAGTCCGGGCGAGTTTGGCAACTTCATCAAGCATTGGCTTGAACAGGGTGTGGGCAAAGGCATCTGCTTCGGCTTTGTTCACACTTGACAGACGGTTTTCTCCCAAGTATGCGTTTTCAAATCCGTCCACATCCTCAATGTTTGTTTCCTTGCCAAGGATTGCAGTCATGGCTTCTTTCAAGCCGAGCATACTGTCCTGTAATGCTTCCTGTGATTGGAACATGCCGCTTTTCACACGCCTTTCATAACGGTCACGGGCCAACTCCCTTTCATGTCTTTCCGGGTCGCCGTCACGGTACAGGGCATCATCGTTTTCGGCAACTGTCTGACGATGTGGGTCGGCAACCGCATAATTGCCTACTTTCAGTTCATACTGCTTTGCCACATCGGAGGCTTCTCCCAATATGCTTCTATATCTGCCCGGCTCTGCAAGGTTCTCGTAGCTTCGCCACAAGATGTAGCGAAGTTCGTTATCCGATAGAGTAACCCCTCTGAAATCTTCAAAGCCTATCTTATGGAGCATATTCAGGAAGAAATCCTTTATCTGCCGCCACCAACCTGCATTGATATTTTCAAATTCGGTATCTTCGGCAAGCGAAGCCAGATATTCTTCGGTAGCCTTACGGAAATCCCAACCGTTTTTTGCAGCCATATCTACAATGCGTCTGCGAATGCTTTCTTCTGCATTGTTGAATACATTATCGAGGAGTGTATCAAAATGTTCGCCGAACAACTGGCGCAAACCATAATGCGCCACAGCCTCATGCAGCAGTGTCTGTTCTACATCAAACGTACTTGTATGGTTGGGAATGACAATGGTTATCTTCCCTGTACTCTTCGAGTAGAAGCCTTTTGCACGCTGTTTCTTGCCCTCCAAAGTGCTTGCATCAGTAACGACCTCAACATTGTCAAGATGCAGCTTCTTTGCAAGTTTCTCGACACGTTCAGCCATTCTCCTACGCTCACGCTCGGCAAACTCTCTGCGCTGTTTTCTCGTTCCTCTCGGTTTGCCAAGAGCCTTTGAAACAGGGTCGCTCTCCATTGCCAACTCATCATCAGTATATGTTCCTACACCATCACGATAGTCGTTGGCAATCTCTGCATTTAGAGCGTTAATCTGCTCGTCTGTAATAGCACCGTCCTGTCTGCGTTGAGGCTCACGACCTGCTGCCTTTACCAATTTGTCCACTTCCGTAGGAGTGAGCAGACGGTTTACACGCATTGCGCCTGTGATTATCCACGGGTCTGTCTCGGGGTTTGGATTGGTACGATAGGTATATGCACCATTTTCCGGCACTCTCGGCAAACCTGCATAGCTATGTTGGAACTTGCCATTCTGATTGTAGCCATAACTCATAGCCTCCTCTTGGTAGTCCACATCGTTAGCATATTCTACCTCTGCCCATACAAAGTTTGCAGGGAACAATGTGCGCTCGCCGTTCTCATCATTGCGGTTGAACTGCAAAGCGTATGGAATTTCACCCAAGTGCCAACCGGGGCGATAGGCAAGTTTGCCACTTCCGCCCTGTGTACCTTTGCCGCCGGCCTTAACCTGTGAACGTCCTGTCTTGCTCTGTCCTGCAATAGGAGCTGCATCTGCATCAAGCCATACGCCAACAGGTGTAGCCTCGCCATTAGGGTTGGCTACCATTGGTGGATAAAGTTCGCCGTTCTTCAACACGAATACCTTGTAACCGATACCTGTGTTGATTGGTGCTGCTTCCTCACGGATACGATACATAGTATCATCACTGCGATACAAAGTGTCGTCATCCTCATCGGTCTTTTCAAGATTATCAGCAGCCTCAACAGAAGCATCCATTTCTGCGTACTTGGCTTCTTTTTCCTCCAACTCTTTCTTCATCTTCTCGGCATAGTCATCGTATTGCTCACGAGCCTGTGCCAATTCTGCCTCATACTCAAAAGGCTTGCCCTCTCTTGACAACAACTGCTCCAACTCTGCTTCGTTGTGTTTCTTGTTGCGGTGTGCCGCCTCTAAACGCTCAGCAAAGTCTCTGCCTGTAATCACGTTCTTGGTAATATCCTCAATCGCATTACGAAGCAGGTTTTGACGTACAGGAATATCCTCTATGCCAAGTTCCGGGCAAGAGTAGTGCATTTTGCGCTCTACATCATTGAACAGGGTCGCACCGTCACGAACAGTCTGCCTTGTCAATTTGGTGGTAACAACAAATGAGAAGTCGCCAATCTTTATAGTCAGCTCTCGTTTCTGCTCGCCTGCAATCTCGCCGTCTTTCATCTGCTTCATTTCGGCAAGGACACTCTTGTTGTGTTCCTTGAAGAAATCTTCCATTGCCTCAACAGAAGCAAAACGATGTTTGCCAATGATGATTTCGGTAAACTTGCCATCGGGGAATGCTGATTGTACGGCTTCCAAATATCGGCTATTATCCTCTATTCGTTTCTCGGCATCCTTGATAAAGGCTTTAATCCTCGGCTTCGCATTGTGGATATAGGTTTGGTCTGCCTCCCATTGCTTTTTACGGCTTGCATACTTGCGGACATTCTTTTCTGCATTGTTTTTCAACATTGCATACTCGCTGCCGGAGAGCTGCGCCACGGTATCGCCGAACACATCTTCTTCCTCCTCAAGCACACGATTTGTCATACTGTTCGCCATCATCTGCTTGCCGTTCATAATGCTGTCAGCAATAGCACCCTTTGTTTTCAGTCGTTGGTATGCTGTAACGTCCAAGCTATCCTCAACACCGAAACGCAACACACGAACAGGCTTGCCCATTGCTTTATGCAGGTTGCCCTGTCGCAAGATACGTCCATTGCGCTGTGTGTAGTCCATTGGGCGGTTAGGTGCGTCCAAGTGTATCAATGTGTGCAGACGCTCCTGTATGTTCACACCTGTACCAAGAGTAAAGGTAGAGCCAAGTATCACACGAACTTCACCACGGTTTACCTTCTCGAAGATTTCAAGTTTCTTCTTGACGGTCATTCCCGACTTCATTACAACAATCTCATCGGCAGGAACACCCTCGGCAATCAGTTTGGCACGAATATCCTCATACAGATTGAAACCACTCTCTTTGTTCTGATAGTTATCAGCAAAGATGGCAACTGTTCCCTTGTAGTCGGCAGTCTCTTTCAATGAACGCAGTGTTTGCCTTACCGCCTCATTGGTCTTGCTGTGTGCATCGTCCTCTGCATCGGATTGTACCAAGCGAGCATCAACGGCTGCGGCTTTGGCAATACCATACATAGTGAGTGGAATATGGCTGTTCTCTTTCTTCTCCTTGCCGCTCATCTTGTCGTATTCTTCAAGTTGAGCCTTGACGAACTTCATAATGCTACGCAAAGCACGTGTCTGTGGCAGGTAGAGGTCTTGCGCCTTGCTTTCTTCCATCTCGGGTATCTTATCGCTTACGCCTCCTGCTTCCCTTGTGAGAACGGTATCAGATACGCCCGACCATATACGCACCAACTCGGGGAGGTTTACATAACCTGCAAAGCGGTTATTCTCCTTGAATTTGCCACTTGTGGTAAACTCCAACATCTGCTGAATGTTTCCGAAGTTGCGTACAAAATCATCGAAATAGTAGATACCGTATTCCTCCATAGTGTCGGCAGGCATCAGATAGCGCATAAACGTCCATATCTCGGCTGCTGTGTTGCTTATAGGTGTACCTGTGGCGAAGATTACGTTTCGTCCGTTGTTCTTCTCCAATACAGCCTGTGTCTTCAAGTACACGCCTTGCGACTTCTTGCTGTATGACGGGTCCACACCCTTAACACCACGCTGCATAGCGGTGGCAAATCCGAGGTGCTTGTATTCGTGTGCCTCATCAATGAGCAGGGCATCAATACCCATATCATCGAAGTTCTCGACATCATCAGTCCTGCGGTCGAGCATTTCCATTGCCTTGACTTCTGCGTTCTGCAATGCAACAGCACGTTTCTTCTCATCTGCGGCAGTACGTTTCTTTGCACTCTCATCACTCAACCCTGCAAGTTGTTCCTCCAACAGTTCGATTTCTCTTTCAGCCTGTCGGGTAATCATACTCTTGCCGTTAGGGTCTGCCTCTTTCATCTTCTCAAGCACAAGCATTTTCTCCTCAATCTTCGACTGAACGAATGCCATTTGTCGCTCCTCGCTGTCTGGGATAAACTCAAATGTAGATTGAGGCACTACAATCATATCCCAATCATTGTAGCGTATCTTGGCATAGAAGTTCTTTCTTCCCTCTGCGCTGCGGTCTGCTTCTTCGAGGGTCAAAATCTTTGCATTGGGGTAGAGTTCCTTTGCACTTGCAACAAACTGTCCTACGGTGGCATTCTGCACCACAATCATAGGTTTGCGTGCAGTACCCAAGCGGCGCATCTCCATTGCAGTTGATATAAGAGTGAATGTCTTACCTGTACCAACCTCGTGAGCAAGCAACAACGGCTGCATCGTTCCCCTTACAATGGCTCTGCCTTGATGTGGGCGCATCTTGAACTTGTGCGATGCACCGCCGAAGTATTCCGGCACAAAGTCATCGGGTATGCTCATAGGCACATAGTTGTTGAACGTGTCGTTATAGATACGCTCCATACGCTCGCTCATTTCCGCATCACTCTGCATCTTCTGCCTTGCCCACTCCTTGAAGTCCTGACGTATCTCGTCAATCTTGGCAGCACAAGCCTGTGTCGCCTCCTTGTCGGTAATGGTCTCGGTAGAACCGTCCCAATTCTTCTTAACGGTAGAAACGGTGATGCTTCTGTTCTGAATGGCTGCTTCAATAAGGGTGTGTCCCATAACGGTACGACCGAGCATTTCGCTTGTAACGCCCATAGCACGGTTCTTCTCGTAATTGGTAAAATATGGTTCATTCATAAACCAAGTACCGCCTACGGCTGTGAATTGCACGCCTACCTCGGTGCGCTCTTTCACATATTCCTCGTACATCTTCGGCTCTATCCAAGAACTACCCAGAGTGAAGTCAATCAAGTGGGCAGGAATATCCATAGGAACAACCTCCTGCAATGCCTTGATATTGCTGTCATACTCGCCGTTCTCGTTGTTCTCCTGTGCTTGGCGCAGTTTCTCACGCACATTGCCGCTCAAATACTGATAAGAAACCTCTATCTGTCGGGTAGTAGGGTCTTCAAATCCGTAACCGCTCTCGATGATTTCTTTCTTAACGGCTTCCTCGCTCTGTCCGAGCTGCTCTGCAATGTATGGAACATCAACACGACCGAACTTGAAGATACTTGCGATGATACCGTCCTTTACATTGGTTGGGGTCGGCTCTTTCTCTTTCTCGACGACACGTTTGCTGAATACATCGGTCTTGCCGAACTTCTGTACCTTGTTGCCCTTTGCATCGGCTGTTTCTTCAAACTTTTCAAGAGCAAACACGTTGGCATAGTCCACATCGTTGCGGAGGAACGCAATAGCGGTGTTCTTGTTGAAATGTCCGTAAGTGGCTACAAAATCATCATAAGCCTTGTTGAAATGTCCGTAAGTGGCTACAAAATCATCATAAGCCTTGTTGAGTTTGGCAAGCAAAGGCTTCAAACCCTTGTCATCATCATTGTTGGTTTGGTAATCGAGAACTTCTGCAAGTGCTTCCTTGATGGCGGTGTATGCCTCAAAGCATTCAACCTTTGTGTGTCCCTTTACCTTGTTGGCATTCACTTCGAGGGGCTGTGCAGCACCGATGGCGTTGATATACAACTTTCCGTCACTAATGAACACCTCGCCAATCTTCTTGCCGGGTATTGCATCAATAACCTCAATCTCATCAGTAGCCTTGTCGCCAAATTCCTCTGCGGTGAACGACTGAACGAACTCTGCCAACATCTGCTCCTGCTTCTTATCCTGTTTAGGATACAAGCCCTTGCTTGTCGGACGGAATGTGTCGCCCTTTTCAAAGGCGAAGTGCATTTCACCTGCCATATTCTCGGGGTGTTCAATGAAATACTGATTGTAGTCCATTGAAAGCTGCTTCACAACAGGAACAATTTGCCCATTTTTCTTGCGTGTTTCGCCTGTGTTGTACTCTGCCATACGCTCACCCGAAACGTTGCTTACATCAATAGCGTGGGCAGACTTCTTGCCGTTCACACGCTTGCGAATGACAATGATGTCCGAGGTTACACCTGTACCGCCGAAAGTCTTGTTGTGCATACGGAACGCACCAACAAAGTCTGCGCCTCCCTCATTCACAATCCAATCACGTAGTTTCTTGCTACTGTCAAGCGTACCATTGGACGTGATGAAGATACCCAAACCGCCCTCACGCAGTTTGCGCACATTCTTCGCTATACAGAAATCGTGTATGTTGTGGAATTTCTTTGACAGGTCTTTGTCGCCTGTGGTATCGTTCACACGCAAACCTGTTACAAACGGAACATTGGTAATAGCCAAGTCCACGCTACCATTGGCAATGCGTGTCTGCTCAAAACCCTGTATCTCCACCTTTGCATCGGGATACAAGAGAGAGAGAATGCCGCCCGATGTACCGTCAATCTCAATGGCGTGAATATCGCTTTGCTCGCTGATGTGAGTAGGCATCTGTCCCAAGATGTTACCGATACCTGCCGAGCCTTCAAGAATGTTGCCGCCCTTGAAGCCCATTTGCTCTGCAATATCCCAAAGAGTATCTACAACGTATGCAGGGGTGTAATATGCACTATTGGCACTCATCACCGCCTCCTGGTATGCAGCCTCTCCAAGCAATTCACGAAGTCGCTTTGCGATATTGTTGGGGGCGTAGTATATTCCCTCGCTGAAAACCTTTCCTAAACCGCCCCAACCGCTGAACTTGCGGAGGGTCTGCATCTGCTTCTCGGTAGCCTGTTCGCTGCTCTCAATGAGTTGCTGCGCCAACTCGATAGCCTTTATATTAGCTTCGATACGTGCATCTACGGAAGTAGGGGCGTGGTCTTTGCCTCGCTCTGAATGGTTGTTGCGAGTGTTCTTTGGCTCGGTTACGGTGTCTGAAAGTCGAGGTCGCACAGTCCTATCGACTGCATCGCCTGTTCTTTTTCCTCCGAGGTCAGTTCCTCGACTGTCTTGTTGTTTGCTTTCGCTACTTGTTTCAGTGCCTCTTGATAATCCTTGCTCGTGTCGATTACCGTTGGCTGACACTCCTTCGGAGCGTTCTGCATCAGTTCTCTGTAATCCATTTTCGTTGTTCGTTTCGTTATCAAATAAGCTGTCAAACAAACCCAACTCGCTTGACTGCTGTAAAGTTACTGCTTTTTTCTTGGATTTCTTTGGTTTCTCCTTTTTTGTTTCTGTTTCAACGGGTGCTACCTCGTCCGCTTCAAGCAAACGCCTTGTCGCATCAATATCAACATCTTCGGGAGCAAAGTCAATAAACTGTCCTTTATATGTGGCGTACAACCTATGTACACGAGGTTTTGACATCTGTGTAGCACTGATTTGTTCGCCAGAGTGCATAACCATAGAAAGCAGCACATTTCTGCCGTCTTTCAAGATAGCACGCATACCGGAATGGAGGTCGTCAATGTTGAATTTTGCCAACTGCTCGTCAATGGCGTTCAGTTGTTCATCAATCCTTTGCTCAACCTCTGTTATTTCTTCCTCAGTTGTTGCTTCTTCGATAATACGCTCTGCTTCACTTGCAACAGCCTCTGCTTGGCTTGCAATAGTTTCTGTATTTGCTGACGTTTGTTCATCTTCATTTCTCCTTTCGGTGTTACGTTGGTTAATGATTTCCTGTTTTGCTTGCTCGGCTTCCTGCTCGTGTGCCTGTTCAGCGACAACGATTTCTGCCGTAGTAAATGGGTCGCTATGCTCCTTACCGAATGTGGCAACATTGAACTGCTGCACCTCATCGTAAGGGGTCATATCGGCGGCTATCTCGCTGCTCTCCACCTCGGGCAAGTTTCTTGCGCCATTGTAGAACGCTTTGAGGTATGGACGTATGGCATCGCCCAAGTCTGCAATCATAGCGGTTGCATACTCGGCAAATTTGCGTGCGCCTTTCTCCAAGTGATAGACAGCCATTTCAGTGCCTATGGCAAGGATTTCGGGGTCAATGCCAATGTTCATCTGTCCGCCCAACTTCTTACGCATACGCTCACGGAGTTCTGCGTAACGCTCGTCAGTAACGAGGCGGTTTCCGCTTGGGTTTGCAGGCTGCTCTACGTGGTCGCTCAACTTGGCTTCACCCTTTTTGTTGAGTCCACCGATAAGGCTCTCTGCATTTACCTGTTGAGGCTGTACGACCTTGCGTGTGTCGGCGAGTGATACAGGCTGTGCATCGCTTACGGCTTCCTCATCGCTGATGATGGTTTCTGCCAACTGCTTGGCACTATCCTCGCTACGCATCATAAAGCCGCCCTGTTCACGGTCATACCAACCCTTATCGGCTTTCGCAAGTTCTTTGGCTGCTCTCTGCTGTTCCTTTGTCAGAGTACCTGCAAACTTCACGAGGTGCATATCAAGCACCTTGCCTTTCTTGGTGGTGTACTGTGCCGGAGCAATGCTGTACGGAGCATCGCTAACTTGGTCACTCACTTGGTCAGCCTCCTGTGATATATTCGGAGTCTCTGCCTTTACAGGTGCTTCGGCAATGCTGTAACGACTATTATTGTGGGCGTTCATTTGAGTTGTGGAAATCTCATTGCCCTCCTCATCGAGCATAGCAATAGTAGAAACACCATTCTTTGAATGCTTCTTGATACGGTACAGCTTCTTGTCGTAGTAATCACGAACAACATCGCCCTCCTTGAAATCTGCAAGGTTTCGCCTTTCTGCTGATGCGCTCTGTCCCTCGGTGGTCTTGACGGTCTTGTACTCCGCAAACGCTTTGGTCTTGCGATGTGATGAGGCTATCCACTTCTCGAAGTCCTCAATGGCAACACCTGTAATAGCACCAAGACCCTGCCAACCTTCTTCGTAGTTGCTCATATAGGCTGCTTCTGCATCATTGATGTCATTGAAGCCAAGCATAACCTTATGTTCATCGAAGCTGCCGTCCTCATTACGTTGGTCCACAACAAACACCTGTCTGCCATTCCAACCGTCAATATCATCAGAGAGGAACACGTCTATGTGGTCTCCATCCATGCCCTCCGTGCCACGAATGTAGCCGTAGGTGTTCTGCATGGTTGTTTCCCACTTATTGCCGTTGGCATCCACACCGCTACGCACAGAACCTTTAGGTTGCTCGATAGTAATATCGAACACCCCGACCTGCACATGACCTTTCTTATAATTTCCGGCTTCTTTCTGCGCTTCGGTCGGATTTACATCAACTTCCGCTTCTGCCGCTGCAATTTTTTCTCCTAACTCACTGCTTTTAACAGAATTATTTGTACCTTTGCTATCAGAAAGCATAGTGGTTTGAGGCGCATCCGTGCCCTCGGTAGCGAGGTCAGACACATTCCCTTGCGGCGAGTATAAGCCTTGTTCCATGTCTGAGGCATCAGAAACATTATCGGCGTGTTTCCAAACCATTTTTCCTTTAGTAAGGAGGTTCGCAATGGCGTTCCTCCTTTTTTCTTGGTTGGAAACAACTACCTCTTTACCGTCTTTGCTGACTGTGATTGAAGTGAAATAATAATACCGAGAACCGTCAGCTTTTTTAAATGAACGTATGAATACATAGGAAGATGGACGTTCTGTAGTATCTCCCTCTTTGGCTTCACTAACATCTTCTATGATAGCATGAGGATGTTCAAGTGTAGGTTTAATCATACCCAATTTACCATTTCTGCCTTGTCGCATCAATTTTGTAAATTGGTTTTCACCCATTTTTACATTGCCTATCGGTGTTGTGACGATACCATCTTCACCGAATAGGGCATCCCAGTTTTCAATAGTGAGGTCTATTTCAGGAGCAATTTCAGCACTCAATTCCATATCTGCAATGAAGTCTTGTGCTTCATCCGCAGTCATGGAACGGCCAATTACTTCCGTTGCATCATTTTCCTCTTCTTTATTTCCTCTATCTTCGCTCTCAACTCCGCTTCTTCCACCATCTCTTTCAATTCTTCCTCCACTGTCGGCTGTCCCATTTCCGTCCTCAACTCGTTCTCCTGCCTGAGCATCTCCCCGGCTTCCTTGCTGCCCTCGTTGGCCTGTTGCAGTATCGCCAACCAATACATTGCTTCGCTGTTGTCCATCGTAGATAATGTTTAATGTTTCGTAAATAGCCTGTGCAAGCGTCCGGGGAGTGTTGTCCGGCTGCTCGAACAGGGTTGCTTCCTGTGTGCCTTGAATAAGGTCATAGATTCTGTTAAATGTATTTTGGATAATGCCTTGGGTTTCTCCCTTGTACATCGTTGCCAAAAGCAATGCGAAGTTACTGAAATTATCGGCAGAGAGATAACTTTCGCCCGTTGCATCATCAATCTGGTATTGGTGTTTCCAACTTTCAACGGCTATTCGTGCCTCTTTGAAATTTTTTGCTTCAGTAAATTGTTTGTCCTGCGACAAGGCATAATAAGCCCGGATTGAGTTCTGTATCTCCTCAACCATACGCTCTGCATTCGGACTGTCATAATCCCGGAATGCCGTTGCGAGAATAGCCTTTTGAGCCTTTACAGGCAACGCGTTGAACATTTCTTCAAGACGGACACTGCCACCCTTGAAAATGCTCTGATACATGATTCCACGCAAATCATTCTTGGCTTCGGCGGTCAGGTTACCCTTGCTGTCAAATGCGCTGCTGTATTGGGTCGGTGTGATGTAGCCTTTCTGCATCATCCATTTCAATACATTTGTACCGTTGGCATCCACGAGTCCTGCAAATGAAGTCTCCTCATCGCTCGAAGCAAGCAATAGGTTGGCGAACGAACGCATATCATTGCCCATCTTCTGCATGATGTTCTTGGGCTTTATACGTTCTATACCTCCGCTTTCTGTGTCCTGTGCGACAAACTGACCGAGATTGATAGCCTCGGTATCGTCCACTTCAAGCATATTAACGAGGACAGGACGTTCCACAGAATCAATATCCTCGGCACGCAATCCAAATTCGTCTGCGTGGTCTTTCAGATACTGCTTGTACTGCTCTGCCTGGTCTTTGTGACCATACCACATCTGACGGAGTGCGTCACTTCGGTTGTTGCCCTGTATGACTTCCCCTCGTGCATTTATGGTAGGTGCGCCTGTATATGCAGTGACAGAAGATGTGATTTCTTCAGGACGAATGTTTCCGGCAATCTTTCGGGCAGACAATACGCTTGCTTCATCATTACGCTCCTTTGGCTGTGCCTCATCAATGAAGTGAAGCGGATTTCGCACACCTTGAACGTGACTCGGTTGCAACAAGTTTGCATCAATCACGGATATACGACCGCCTACAATAGCATCATCACTGAATTTTACGGATACCTCCTTTCCCATCAATGCCTGTACAGGCTCTTGTCTGTCTATCTTATGACCGTTCATGCGTCTGTAACCTCTTGCCCGTGCATCCTGCGGCTTGTCGTCCACCATGTCCGGCACTCCGTTTAGGGCTTCACGCTCGATGCGTTCTACCTCCTCACGTTCGGCACGCAACTTTTCTTCTTCCGCCTTTCTCAATGCGGCTGCTTCATCGGCAATGCGTCTGCGTTCAGCATCCGCTTCCATTTTTCTGCGATTGGCGGTACCGGCTATCTTCTGCCAAACGAGCAATTCCTGTTTGGCCGCATCAATCGCCGCCTTGCGTTCTTTCTCGGAAGCAATTTTTTCGGCAATAGAATTACCGCCTTTCGATTTGGCTTTCTCCTGTTTCTTCAAGGCTTCTTCCTTGTCGGCAACCATTCCATCGGCTACGGTCTGTGCCATAACCTCATCACCCTCGGTCTGCTCCACAATGGCATCCCAAGCGGTATCACTGTCCGTCTGCTCATATAATGGATTCCCCTGCTCATCCTTTGGTATTCTCTGCATGGCAGGAATTGCCAAATCGGCAGAGCCAATATTTTGAGGGGTATTGTTGCCATTTTCGGGAATATTTTCCACACCATTGTTGTTCTCATTATCGGCAGGGCGTTCAAATGCCACTCCGTTATGCTCCAACAGCATATTGTCGAGTTCATCACGAGTGAACAGGTTCACACGCTTGCCGTTGATAGGTGCTTCGGTAAATACTTCATATCTTCCGTCTGCATTGACATCAGCTGTGATATTGCCACGGACGGTAACGCCGTTCTCATCGATAAGCGAAACAATGTCATTGAGGGCGTACTGCGGTCTGTCCGCCTCCTGTATTTCCTGTTTGCGCTCGGCATTCTCAATGGTTCTCTGCTGCTCGAACTGCGCCACACGTGCCAAATTTGCCGCATCAGTCTGTTGCTGTATGGTTTCTTTTGCCAATGGGAAAATGTTCACGCCGTCCGATACGTTAACTGTGCCGTCCCCATTATCCACAATACCGTCCTCGTTGGCTATAATCTGAACCTGTATCTGTGCGTCATCACCGGTAATGGTGTATGTATCTCCGGGGTTGAATGTGACCACGCCGTCAATCTTGTCGGATGCTTCCTGCGCGAACTGCTGAATGATAGCATCCTCTGCTGTCATTTTCTCATCGGACGGGTTCAACGGCTTATCAATGTTCAATACGGCATCTGGCGACACCTGTTCAAGTGCGCCTGTTTCCGCATCACGGACAATGATACTATCGTCCGAAGCCTTATTGTCAATGCCGCTGCCGTCTGCATATAACACAAGGTTTCCGCTAACGACATACACGCGGCGGTCGTCCTGTTTCATCGTTGCGCCCTGTATCATGCCAGTGGTGCGGTTGGTACGGGCATCGACCATTGCATTGCTTTGCTCCACACGTGCATCTATGTCATCACGCACACGCTGAATCATACCATCATATACCTGCTTTGCATTCAGGTAGTCAAGAACTGTTTCCAATTCGCTTTCTCCCCAAATGCCATTGTTCCGCATTTCCTCTAATGCATTCAGAGGATGTGCATCCAAAAAGCCAAGTGTGTCTTCATCCACTATGGCAGAAACCCTCTGCCGTTGATAGTCACGCATATTCTTGGCATCGGTCATTTCCTGTGGGTCTGCGATATTGTAACCGTCAATGTAGCTTTCATTCATTGACTGCACATCTTCGTCCTGTTCGCCGCCCCGTTTCTGTGCGAGAGTACCGAGGTTAAAGCCCCTCATCATCAACGAATGCTCCATGTAGGTAAGTACTGCGGCTCTCTCATCGTCAGAGAAATCCTTGTCGTTTACAATGCCCTCTGCCACGCTGCCAATGTCATCATTGGTCGTAAGGTCGATAGTCGTCCTTAACGGCTCCCATATTTCTTTGCCAAGCAATTCTGTTGCACGGGCATCAGCCTTGTTTACTCCGTGCTTCATTGAAGCATACTGCGCTCCCGACAAGGTTGCCTTACCTGCACCCATCAATCCCATAGAAAGAGCCATGCCGCCCCAAATGTCGCCGTGGAATTGTCCTGTCGCAAGCAAATTGGTGCGTGTGCCATCCGGGTTCTGCTGATAAGCATCGTCCAGATTGAGCATGGTGCGCCACAACTGACCGTAGTATTCTTCCGTTACCTCTCCGAAATAGTCGCTCACACCCATTTTGTTGAATAACTGGTGTGTCTGTCCCATGATACCGTTCAACGCACCTGCATCAGCCTTTGAAAGTACTGCACCGATACGCTTTGCACCCACCACATTGGCGAGTTTGCCCATATTACCAAGAGTAACTACAGGGTCAAGGTGCGAACCGAACATTTCCGAATAGTTTTCAACGATGGCATTGGCTTCTCCTTGCCAAATGGCATCTCCCCAAGTCTTATCGTTGGAAAAATCATAGTTGCCGTTCTCATCAACAACCACATCACCGAGTTTTCTGTCAATGATGTCGGCTGTGGTTTTCCCTGCCTGTACCGTATTGGTCATCAGTGGAGCACGGAGAAGCAAGTCATCAGCAGTTGTACCGAGAGCCTTAATGGTCCAGTTGGTGGCATATTGTCCCAGTCCTTTCACGCCGTTGTTCTTTACGTATGCCTTAAAGCCCTGTTTGGCCATTTGTTCTACCACTTCTTTGCCCACCACCTTTGTGGCAGCTTTCGTTCCGGCTTTGGAAAGAACATTGATACCGTTGAATCCACCTCCTGTAATACCAAAGTCAAGCATGAATGCAGGCATATGGCCGGTCATCATACCGGCTCTGTTCCAAAAGCCAGCGTTCCCACCATACATCTGCTCCGCCTGTCCTTTGTTGTAGAGTGCGCCCATCATTTCATTGTAGGCTTCACGCTCTCCATCCGTGGCATTCTCACCTTTCAGGTCATCGGCGTTCATCATCGTCAAAGCGTCACGCATATCGCTCATGCCGAAATCCCAAGTGCGGAAATCGCCTGCCACACGACCGAAACCACGCCAAAAGCCTACATCTACACCTTGTTCACGGTCTTTCTGTTCTTCAAGGTCTTTGATAAGTTCCTCTGTTTGACGAATGGCGACATCCAAGGTACTGTTTTCCCTGTCGCTCATCTGACGAGGAACATAGGTATCTGCTGCAAGCAAGAATCCAAGAGGAGCTGTATTCTTTTTTGTATCTTCTTCCCATTGTTCATGCACTCTATTGGCACTTGCATCTCGTTTTTCTTGCAGTTCTGCAAGTTTCAGCCTTGCACGGCGTAGTTGTCCGCTTACAGACATATCAGCCGCCTGTCGGTATCTGAAACTCTCCATGTCTGCAAGTCCCTTACTGGTGTATCTGTTGCCAAGAGGGGTAATGTAGGTTTTCTCCAACTTTCCGCTCTCTGGGTTGAACTGTATTTTCCCTTCTGCGGTCTGTCCTCCACCCAATGGTGCATTTTCTTGGTACTCACGCATGGTCTCCATTTGTTCGCTGAAACCGTCCAACATTTGCTCCGTGCGGCGTTTCATTTGCCCCATATTTGCACTGAAGCGTATTTTGTCCTGTTCCGTCAGCGGCTTTTCTTTTGCTGTAGAGATTACAGGAGTTTCGGGTGTAGAGTCCGGGGCAGTCTGTTCAGGCTGTTGCTGTTCCGACATGAAAGTCTTGTAGTCTGCCGACTTTACACGATATTTCTTTCCCTCACGCTCCATGATTGTAGAAGCATCGGGAAAGTCTTTCATAAAACTGTCAATGTGTTCTTCACGCACATTGTATTTCTTTCCGTTGTATTCAAATATTGGCATAGTTATTTGTTTTTACCGGGTGTATAATCAATCACATCGTCATCGCCGCCACCGGGAACATAGTCCACAACCTCATCATTCAGTTCCGAGGTCATGGTGGCAGGGTCAAGTTTGGAGAGAGAAAGCATGATTGCAGAGGCTTTGGGCGATTTGTGCCAATTCTGTTTCACATAGTCCTCTTTCTTCTGTGGTGTATCAAGTTTCTTCATTTGACGGTCAAAAGCCCTTTTCTCTTTTTCATCCTGTGGAGAGAGGTCGGCAAGCATTGCGTCATACACCTGCTGCATCGACCCTTTCCAAACATTCTCGTAAATGGCTACTTGGTTTCCGTCACCGTCCGAAAAGCCGAGTTGTTTGCCACGGACACCACGTGCGGCTGTCGCTCTCGCTTTATCACGCTCTACAGCCACATTGTCATTATGCCTCTTTACTTGGAAATTGTAGGAACGGTCAGCTTGACGTTTGTTTTCGTCAAATGTCGTTTGCCAACGCTTATCGGCTTCTTTATCTCGACCTTTCTTGTATTCTTGTTCTGCATCATATCGGTCATCGGCGATTTTCTCCCGCTCGTTACGATGCTGAATGCCTTCGTTGTACCGGTCATCATTCTTTTTGTCAAGACCGAGCAATCTTTGCCAAGAACGTTCACGGTGTGCTTCTTCTGAATCCGCCTGTTTCGCCTTAACCAGACCGTTGAAATATGCCGTGTTCTTTTCATCACGGTCTTTCATCAACTTGTCATATCGGATTTTGGTACGCTCCGACATGGTGTTCTTGCCTGTGTACATGTTCGGTGCGCCCTGTGTCGTGAAAAAGAGATTGGAGAGAGCCATAACGCCGTCCCCAATTGCAGCGAAGATTTCATTTCTTCGCTGTTTCTTCCTTTCCTTTTCAAGTTCCTCCGCTGTCGGCGGTGTATAAGGGTTAAGTTGCCGGAACAATGCTTCATAGCCACCTCCACCTGCCGGAGTTCCTCCGTCTGTCGGCGGTGTGCCATTCTGCTTTGCCGGAGCCGGTGGTGCAGTCGGGGGAGAGGAAGCCGGTGCATTATTCTCTGAATATTGTTCCGTCCATTCCTTTGTGCCTTTTGGTGCATATCCTCCGTTACCTGAAGAAGTGCCACCCAATATCTCGTCTAATGTTGCCATAGTCGTAGAATTTAGAAAGGCATGGATGAAGCGGCATTGGCGACACCTTGCACAGCCTGACCGATTGCCTGTGCTTTCCCTTGTTCAAGTTGGTTAAGCTGCTCCACGAAAGCATTGTCGTTCGCCATGTAGGTAGCCTCTATGTTGTCTTTCCGTGCCTCTGCATTGGCTGCAATCTGCGATGTCGCATCGGCGAGTGCCTGGTTGTTTGCCGCTTTTGCAGCCGCCACACTCTCATCCGTGCCGCCCATCACAGCCGCCGAACCTGCCGCCTGTTTGTTTCGCTGTTTGATACTCTCTTCGGTCTGTGTCAGAATACGCTGTGCATCGGCACGCTGGGTAGCGTCCTCATTATAGCGTCTGTCATACCAGTCTTGGTTTTTCTGCCGCTGCGCCTCTACATTCTTCTTTGCCCTTTTCATTGCCTTTGATGCAGAGATACCGCCGAAGATACTGCCCGCTGCACCTATCGCACTTCCAATAAGTCCCATATGTATGTGAATTGTTAATAGTTATACTTCTAATGCAAAACTAACCACATACCTTTGAGCCATTGTTTTATCCTTTAACGGTCGGATATACGGCAAGTATGTAAGGATTAATAAAATCACTACTTCAAACTATTTTAGTATGGCAAGACAGAAGAATGACGGTCGGGGACGGCTTGGTGGAAGACAGAAAGGCACACCCAATAAATCCACATCATCTTTGCGTGAGATAATTTCAGAACATTGGCAGCACTATCAAGATAGCGGACAATTCAAGAAAGACCTTGATGCGCTCGACCCACAAACGCGTGCAGTGGTTATGGAGCGGTATGCACAGTACATAGCACCAAAAATGAAATCGGTAGATATGGAGGTTACGGCAAAGGTTACGCATACCATTGAGGACAAGTTACTTGAACTCAGTGAAGAACCTGACGAGGATGATTAACAACCCCTCATGATGGGTAAATACATACAGTTTGTTTGTAGCGGTGTCAGCAATGAACACCGCTATTTTTATTGCAGAAACATTCAAGTATTATTCGGAAAGTTTGGCACATTCTTCCGTAAACATTCGGGAAGTTTGGGCGATTGTTCGGGAATGTTTCCCGAAGTTTGAAATATTTTTCCGTAATAATCCCTCATTCTTCCGTAAACATTCGGGAAGTTTGAGGCATATTTCGGGAAGTTTGAGACTGATTTTAGGCACAAAAACAGCGTCAAATCACTACAAAAACGGCTTTTTTATATTTATAAACATATCTATACGCTTTTTATTTCGGGAATAATATGCCAAACTTCCGGAAACATTCCCGAATATTCGTTCAAACTTCCCGAAGTTTGGCTCAAAACTCCGTAAGTTTGCCGTAAAGTAAAGTAAATATCTACTACATCTACCGCACGCATACGCGCGTGTGCGAAAAGAATTTTTGATTTTTGAGGGAGAGGGATAGAGGTCTAAAGAGAAAGAGAAAAAGAAAAAGAGAAAGCCCACAAAGAGAAAACTTCCTTGCAGGTTTCGGGTGTAAAAAGATAAACGGGCAGGAAAACTCCCACCCGTTATTTTTGTTGAAAACATAAATCCAAATGAAAAAGTCAGCAGAAAATATCAAAGCACTTTTGCGCAACAGCGTCCCTGTCAAATTTCAATCCGACAGTTACCGGTTCTCTGAATTATCGGACATCGCTCGGTTGGCTGCGTCTTCCGAAACAACGATTACACTCGTAGTCGGAGATAATCTTACTTTTGCCGAAGTCCAAGATTTGGCGAACATCAGCAACGGACATCTTCAAGTCGATTTGAGTAGGGGTTAAAAACCCTTTCCTTTCTGCCGCTGATAGACCACTGTCTGGTCTTTGTCGAGATTGACGATTTTGAACATCACCATTGAGCGGTTCGGAATATCGTTGGGCAGCATAGTTACGAGCCGGGCAATCACCTCGTCCACATTATTGAAGCCAACATCCGTCAGTTCTGCCACCTTATGCCCGTTGTGGTATGCAGCCGCATTCACCATGTAGCGATACGACAACCGGAAATGCACTTCTTCCTGTTTCTGCTCACGCACGGAAGCCTTGCCGGAGAAGAATATGAAATCAATCACTTTCTCGTTCAGTTCCCAAGCAGGGGAGAAGTCAATCTTGATATACCCCCGTGTCACCTTGTGACCGTTGCTGTGGTTCATCCCGAACGCCACTTCGTCAATCGTTGCCCCACAATCATTCTGAGCCACCGTACCCCATGTATGCCGGAACGTATAGACCGAGTACCATTCGTCCTTGGGCATACCCATTGCCTTGCACAGCTGCTTGATTCCACTGTTGGCATTGGCACAGAAGCTGTCGGATGTACTCATGCGCTGATAGAAATTGAACAGCCGTTCATCGTCCGTTGCAGTATTCATGTATTTCTCGAATAGCGGTTGTATGATTGCCGGTACCCTCATTTCCATGTATGCACCGTCCGCACGGAACTTTTTCGTCTTGGCACGTTGGTAATGGATGATTCCGTTCTCGTAGTCCTGCTTCTTCAGTTCAAACAGGTCAACGGTGTTGATTCCTGCAAGGCAAAGCACCATCATAGCCACATCACGTCCGAATTCCGTCAGCGGAAGTTTCAGTTTGCTGTCGGGAATGGGGAACGAGAAGAACTCCCGGCACGCTTCTGGGGTGATGGCAAGTTTTTCCGTCCTGTCCGCAGACGGTATCTCCACTTTTACCCAAGGGTTCGTTTTTATTCTGATGATGCCGTTGTCATAGTCGTTGTATTCCAAAATGGCAGCTTTGAACACCTGACGCATACAGATTGGGTACATTTCTTTTGCCCTGTGGGTCTGTTCAAGAGATTTTATCCACCTATTCACCGTTGCTGAGGTGAGTTGGGAGAACATGACCTTGTCAGTACCCGTGAAACGCTCCAGATGTTGTAGGGCAAGTTTATAGTTTTTGGCATTCCTTTCCTGCCCCCGGTCAATCATCCTGTCGATATGCATCCTTGCATATTCGGAGAAGCAGATGTCGTTGTCTCCGTTTGTCAGGAACTCAACCACCTCCTTGACCGTCCAATGCTCAATGTCCTTTTTGTTGAGCCGCTCCGTGTATTCTACAATCTTCTGTGCGCAATATTGCAGGACATAGGGGTCTTTTATCTCGTTCGTTTTGGTCAGTTCCTTTTTTGAAACCATCTTGTCCGTCTTGATGAACGATGTATTACGCTTGTGAGTCACCCGTATGTACACAGGGTAGAATCCATCTGCCCGTTCTGTTCTTACCACTGCTTTCAATGTTGCCATATCATGTCATTTTTATAGTTAAACTTTCTGTTTTTCCATTCCGTGTACCAATGAGCCTAATCCGTGTTCCAATAAAGTTCCGGCGGTTTATCCGCAACTCGCTGACTGTGCAGGAGAAACGTTTGTACAACATTGGTACAACACCGTTGTCAAAACTGTCCAACTATTGTACAACATTTGCGTGCATTCTGCTCAAGAAGCGTGCAAAATGCACGCAAATTTCCTCAAAAGCAATAGGCGGCAAGCCTTTATAAACAAGTACTTGCCGCCTAACTATCTGATAATTAGCTTTTATTTCGCTTGCTATTTATCGTTCTCTATGGCAGCCTGCGCCGCAGCCAGTCTTGCGATAGGCACGCGGAACGGTGAGCAGCTCAC